CCGGCGCTCTGGTTGCCTCCGATGCCAGCGGCCGGGCGATCACCTGGGCCTCCGGCGTCGCCTTGGGCCGCGTCGTGCCCAGTGACCCCGGCGCCACGGCGGCCGGCCAGTTCGTTGAAATCCTGCTAATCCCCAACTGAGGAAACCGCCATGCGCAAATTCGCCCTGCACTACCCGCTTCACGCCGCCGCCCTGTTCCTGGGCGCCGTCCTCCTGCTCGCCTGGGCAGTCGGTCTGCATCTCCCGGCGGATGTCGGGCTGATCGCCATGGGCTTCGGCACCATCATGAGCCCGTCCACGGCGCGGGTGGTCGACCCGGTGCTCTCCACGGTGGCCCAGGGCTACCAGAACGCCGAGATGGTCAGCCGCAACCTGTTCCCGGTGGTCCCGGTCGGCCAGCGCGGCGGTCGCGTCCTGACCTTCGGCAAGGAAGATTTCCGCCTCTACAACACGCTGCGCGCACCGGGTAGCGCCACCAAGCGCATCCAGTTCGGCTACCTGGGCAACCCCTACTCGCTGGAAGACCACTCCCTGGAAGGCGTGGTGCCGATTGAAACCGAGCAGGAAGCCCAGGCGGTACCCGGCATCGACCTCGGCAGTGGCGCGGTCAAGAAAATTCAGAACATCATCCAGTTGCGCGCCGAATACGCCGCATCGGTCCTGGCGCGCAACACCGCCAATTTCGCTGGCGGCAACAACGTGACGCTGAGCGGAACCAGCCAGTTCAGCGACTACACCAACTCCGACCCCTCGGTGGCCATCGAAACCGGCAAGGAAGCCATCCGTGCCAGTACCGGCAAGCGGCCCAACACCATCGTCATGGGGCCGAAGGTGATGGCGCAGTTGCGCTACCACACCAAGCTGCTGGACCGTATCAAGTACACCGGCCGCGACAGCGTGACGGAAGACCTCCTGGCCATGCTCTGGGGCGTGAAAAAGGTCTACGTGGGCGACGCGATCTACTACGACGACGTCGCCGGCGGCTTCGTCGACGTGTGGGGCAAGGACATCGTGATGGCCTACACCGAGACGGGCTCCCTGGCCGACAACGGCGCGCCCACCTTCGGCTACACCTACCGCCTCTCGGGCTATCCCATCGTCGAGATGCCCTACCAGGACCGCAACGCCAAGTCGTGGGTCTACCCCGTCGATGACGCGCTGATGCCGGTGGTCGCCAGCAACGTGGCCGGCTACCTGATCAAGAACGCAGTCGCGTAACGCATTCCACCGAGAGGCCGCAGGCCGTAGCAGTACCCGCCCCGGACGTGTCTGGGGCGGATCCCGACAAGGAGTCATCATGGCAAAACAGAAATCCGAGAAGGTCGTCACGGTCCAGGCCCTGACCCCGATCCAGCACAGCGGCGAGGCTTATGCGCCGGGCGATACCCTGGACATCCTGGAATCCGACGCGCAGCGCCTGGTCGACGCCGGCGCCGCCAAGGTCGTCACCGAAGTCCAGGCCCCCGCCTGACCATGGCCTACGCCACCCGCGACGATCTGGCAGCCCGATTCGGCGAGCAGGAAGTCGCCGACCGTGAGGCCATGCTCGGCGCGGGCGCGGCGGATCGCGCCATCGCCGATGCTGCGGCCGAGATGGACGTCTCTCTGGACAACCGCTACCTCACGCCCATCACCCCCGTGCCGCTGGCCGTGGTCCTGCGCTGCTGTGACATCGCCCGCTATCGCCTCCTGGGCGACAGCGCCTCCGAAGACGCCCGCAAGCGCTATGCCGATGCGCGGCAATGGCTGAACGACGTGCAGACCGGCGCCATCAACCTGGATGGCGTCCCCGCCAAGGTCGGCGGCACACCGGAAGGCCGGGTCGAGATGCTGCCCGGACGGCGTATCTTCTCGCGGGGCATCGTGTGATCGCCGACGTCATCGCCCGCCTCCAGACTCGCACTGAATTCCTGGCCGTGTCCGGCGCCGCCGGTTTCGCCGCCGCCGCCGACCCCGCCACCGGCAAGCCCCGCGCCGTCCCCGCCGCCTACGTCTTGCTGCTCTCCGAGAGTGGCGAGCCGAGCCCGACCTACATGCGCGCCGAGCAGCGCGTCGGCGTGGCCATCGGCATCGTCATCGTCGCGCGCAACCTCCAGGACTCCAAGGGCGCCGAGGCCCTCGCCGATCTCGACACCCTGCGCACCGCCGCCCGCGCCGCCCTGCTGGGCTGGGCGCCCCCCGGCGCCGACCCGCTCACCTTCGACGCCGGCAGCCTGCTGGCCTTCAAGGACGGCAACCTCTGGTGGCAGGACAGCTACCGCACCCACTACGACATCATCCAAAGCTGAGGACATCATGGACCAACCCGAAACCCTCCCCCAGTCCGGCGGCAGCTACAGCCGCGATCCCGAGACCGGCGAACTCCTCCCGCTGACGCCGCCCCCCGCCGACCCCGCCCCCGTAGGAGGCCCGTCCTCGGGCCGAGAGGAATAAGCCATGAGCCGTCTAGTCCGCAACACCGCCATTCTGGCCAAGATCGAGACCACCTACGGCACCGATGCCGCGCCCAGCGGCGCCGCCGATGCCATCCTGGCCAGCAACTTCTCCAGCGTACCGCTGAGTGCCAACTTCATCGACCGCGCCCTGGTGCGCCCGTTCCTCGGCACCTCTGACCGGCTGATGGGCTACACCTGGAAGGAATTGAGTTTCGACGTGGAAATCGCCGGCAGCGGCGCCGCCGGCACCGCGCCGGCCTACGGCAAGCTGCTGCGCGGCTGCGGATTCGCCGAGACCATCACCGCCGGGTCGCGCGTCGAATACAACCCGATTTCCGCTGCGTTCGAGTCCCTCACCCTCTACTACTACGACGACGGGCTGCTGCATAAGCTCCTGGGGGCGCGCGGGACCGTGGACGTCAAGATGCCGATCGGCGCCAAGCCCATCATGAGCTTCAAATTCACCGGCATGGACGGCGGCGAAGCGGCGGCCAGCAACCCCAGTCTGACCCTCACCGCCTGGCAGGCGCCGCTGGCCGTCACCAACGTCAATACCGGCCAGCTCACCCTGGGCTGCACCTACTCGGCGGGGGCGCTCTCCGCCGGCACCCAGTACCCCAGCCAGGGTCTGGACGCCTCTCTGGGCGCCAAGGTCACCTACCAGGAGCTGGTGGGTAGCTCGCTGGTGAACATCACCGACCGCGACCCCTCCGGCAAGATCACGCTGGACCTCACGGCGGCCCAGGAAGTCACGCTCTATAGCAGCATCAAGGGCATGACCAAGCAGGGCCTGGGCATGGTCCAGGGCACGGTGGCGGGCAACAAGTTTTTGTTTTTCGCCCCGGCCACCCAGCTCATGAAACCCAGCAAGGTCGACGACAACGGCCGCCGCCTGATCGGCTTCGATGTCGATTTCGCGCCGTCTGCCGGAAACGACGAATGGCGCCTGGTGGCGCTCTGATCTTACGCAAGAGGAAAAATCATGCCCGCGATGAGCGACTATCTGGAAAACAAGATCATCGACTGGCTGCTGCGCGGCCAGGCGTACACGCCGCCCGCCACCGCCTACGTCGGCCTCTATACCGCCGGTCCCAGTGATGCCGGCGGGGGCACCGAGGTCAGCGGCGGCAGCTACGCCCGGGTGGCCGTGGCCAGCGGTCTGGCCAACTGGGCCGGTACCCAGTCCAGTGGCAGCACGGTGGCCAGCAGTGGCACCGGCGGCACCACCAGCAATAACGGGGCGGTGACCTTCCCGGCGCCGACGGCCAACTGGGGCACCGTGACGGCGTTCGGCGTGTTCGACGCCAGTTCGGGCGGCAACCTGCTGTTCTATGCCAGCCTGACCACCAGCAAGACGGTCAACAACGGAGATGCCGCCCCGAGCTTTGCGGCTGGCGCGCTGACCTTCCAGGACGATAACTGATGCGGCTCTGGCAGTTCCTGATTGCCGTCGATCAGATGGCAAACACTGTGCTGGGCGGGTGGGCGGACGAAACGATGTCCGCCCGCTGCTACCGCAACCGGGAACGCACCCGCGGCTGGTCTCTGCTGTATCGAGGGGTGAACGCCGTATTCTTCTGGATGCCCGACCATTGCCGGGGGGCGTATGAGTCGGAGCAGCGGCGGTTGAATGCGCCCCCTGAGTATCGACTGCCTGAGGACAGGACATGACCCCCGCACAACAGGCCGCACTGGAAACGCTGGCAGGCCGCGCGCTGACGGTCGCGGAGATCGCGGCAGCCAATGCGCGAGACGATGCCACCTTGTCGCTATCGCTGTCTGCGGGCCGCACCCAGACGGTGCCGAATTTAATCGGCGTCGGTCAGGTGATGGAGGCCCTCGGCCCGGTGGCCGGTGCCGCTGTACTGGATGCGCTGGATGCCGTGCGCACCAGCAACCGACCGCTTTATTGGGCCTGGGGCCTGCTGGAAAAGGGGATGCTGGATGTGGGCAGCCCGGCCACCCAGGCGTCGATTCACGGCCTGGCCGCGGCGGGCCTCATGACTGCGGCCCAGGCGGATACGCTTATTGGCCTGGCCCGGCGGCCTGATCCGGTGTTGGTCGGCGTGGTGTCCGACCTCCTCAATAGCGAGGCGACATGACCACGCCAATCCTTCGCCAGGCTCAGGGCAGCGCGATCACATCCTCCCCGAGCGCCATCGCCAATAACGCCTACTCCGCAGGGATGCGGATCAACAACAGCACGTTGGGCGCGTTGTTGGCCGATTTCCGCGTGACCGGGAGCTTTGGTTCGTCTCCAGCGGGCACGGGTGCCCTGCAACTGGTGATTATCGATCGCGACCTGGCGGGCAATGCCGGCGCATCGCCCTCTACGACGGTGCTCGGCAAGCCCTATACGCTCACCCCGTCCCCCTCTGGCACGGCATCCCAGGTGTTCGCCGTGGATTCCGTGCCGTTGCCGTATGACTGTGACGCTTACATCCTCAATAACGGCACGGCGCAGACCTTCACGTTCGGCACTTCCGGATTCGCCTGCCAACCCTGGTCGCCGGGGACGTAAGTCGTGCCGCAAGGCGTTAATCTTTCCAGTCTGCTCTGGCCGGATGCGGAGCAGGGGCGGCAACCGCAACCCCTCCTAGGGATCGACAAGGGCAACCCCCTTTCGTCGGGGCTGACTTGGGCGGTCGTAGGGGCAGAAAAGCTCAACCGTGGAAGCTTTTTTGATCGCAATGCCCTAATCGGCTACGACGCGGGTTCCAGCATCTCTGGCCTCTCTCCGTCCGGCCAGTCTGCCCATTTCAGCGGGAGCGCTGGCAACTACTACAGCGGCAACTTCAATACCCAGGCGCACCCGTACCTGGCTGCGACGGCCTCTCCGTTCACGATTGCGATATTGGCGACGTGTAACGCGCTGCCCTCGGCGCAAGTTTCCATCGCCGGGACAACCTACACGCCCAGCGCCGCCCCTGTCGTTTCTGTTGGCATCTCTGCGGACAACAACTGGGAATTCATCGTATCCGATAGCGGCGTCACCGTTTCGGTTACTGGCACGGCAGTGGTGGTGGGGGTGCCTACGCTGCTAGTGGCGAACTACGACGGCAGCTTCGCCCGGCTTTACGCCAACGGCAGGTATCTCAGCAACGGCGTCGTCACCTACGCGCCAAAGACCGCTAACTGGCTCACGCTGTTCAGAGGCGCCCTCACTAACGGGACCAGGGCGTTTACCGGAGACCTCACGCTTGACCTGGCCTGGAATCGCGCCCTGTCGGCGAATGAGATACGCACGCTGGCAGCGAATCCATGGGATTTGTTTTCCCCCGCCACCCCCCTGTCCATCCCGGTAGCGGCGAGTGGGGCAGGGGCGGTGCTCGCTGCAAATGCCGCCGATCTGGCCAGCGCCAGCGCTGCACTGATGACGGCCATTCCGCTCTCCGGCGCCGCGGCGGTGGTCGCCAACAGCGCCGGCGCGCTGGCCACCGCCATCCCCGTGGCCGGGCAATCTGCCGCGGTAAGTGTGGCCGGCGGCCTGCTCACAACCACGATTACCCTGTCTGGATCGGCCCTGGCCCAGGCACTGGCCAGTGCCGGCCTCACGATGGGCATCCCCCTTGGCGGCGCTGCCCAGGATAACGCCGGAGCGACCGGCGCCCTTGCCAGTGCCGCGGCTGCGCTGACGGGGGCGGCGAGCGGCAATGCCGTCGCCTCAGCCAGCCTCACCACCCAGGTCAAGCTGGCGGGGGCCGCCAATTCCCAGGCGCTGGCCAGTGCCGGCATCACGACGGGCATCCCCCTTGGCGGCGCTGCCCAGGATAACGCCGGGGCGACTGGTGCCCTTTCCGGTACCGCGGCTGCGCTGACGGGGGCGGCGAGCGGCAATGCCGCTGCGTCAGCCAGCCTCACTACTCAGATCACGCTGTCGGGCGCCGCGATTGCCCAGGCGCTGGCCACGGCAGGCCTCACCACCACGCCGGCCGGTTTGTCCGGCGCCGCCGCTGCACAGGCCGGCGCGACCGGCGCCCTGCTCACCCAGATCCCGCTGGCGGGAGCCGCCCAGTCCATTGCCACGTCGACGGCCGGGGTCACCACCGTCATCAAGCTCACCGGGGCGGCGGCGTCCGTGTCCGCCGCGACCGGCGCCCTCACGCTGGCTGCGACCCTGACCGGGGCCGCACTGGCCCAGGCGGCGGCCGCCGGAAGTCTCACCATCAGTATTCGGATGAGCGGTGCCGCGCTGGCCCAGGCGGTGGCCGCGGGGTCGCTGGGTGGCACGCCCTCCCTGGCCGCGCGGGTACACGCCATCCGCGCGCTACCAAGAGCGTGGACCGTCAGCCGGGGCCGAGCGGTTGCGCGGGCCTGGGTCGTGTCGAGCACCCGCCGTCATTGGAGTATTGCCGCATGAGCCGCCTGCCGATCAAGGACCCCGCCGAGGTGGTGGTCATCGCGTTCGACTTCAGCGCCGAGCTACTTGCGGAAACCATTACCG